TCTTCGGGTGTGATAAACCGGTCGGCAGTGAAGTTAAGCTCCATGGTTTCTGCGTCGAGGTTATACGCGATGGTGGTTACCACGCGGTCAGGCGCTGCATTGTTCGACACCAGATGGCGGCAGTACTGCTCGAACGGGAGGGTGTTGCCCGTGCCCTTACCGAATAGCGACTTAGCTGGGATGTTGAACTGATACACGTCGCCGGACTCGTCACCGTCTAGGAACAATGCAACCTTGCGGCTGAAACGACAGGCCTTACCCTTACCGTTCTTACCAGAACCGTCGATGTTCTTAGGGCAGCTAGCGCAGTTGTTGGCTTGACGGTTGGCTGCGGATGCTTCTGGCTTATCACCTAGGTTAGAGAAGCAGTCAGGTGCACTGCCCTTAGCATCGGGGTCGTAGTCGCTGGCATAGTAGCTACGGCTAGGCTTTTCCAACATAGCAAGGATGATGGCGTTGAACTCACCACGGATGGCTTTGCCGACCTGCTCACCATTTACGATACGCTTGAACGTGCCGTTGGTGTTGGTGGCGATGCGGTTATAACCGCCCATGCTCGAAGCAATCTGCGCACCCAGTTTCGATGGTGGCAGCGCCGAAGCAGCAACGGCGTTAGGGTTTTTGAAGATAGTCAAATTGGTCATTGTTTCTCTCACTTAGTTGTAGGTTTACGAACCGAAAGCACATACTTGGTATCTGCATTGAGGCCGACGGGTAGGACATCGGGGTTCTCCTCTAGGTAAGTACGCATGTTGCCGTTGTGGATGCGCTGTTCGAGAAGGTGCATGACATCATGCTCCTTGAGGAATTTGTACATGGACTCCCAATCGCTCGTCCAGTAGCGGGTCGCAGCGCGCCTTGTTATCGTGCCTTCCTTAGTGCGGAGGCTATCGACGTTCTGGGTGTTGCATACTTCAAGCAGCTTGGTACTAATCATGTCCATCTGCTCTTTAAGCTCTGCTATCTCGGCTTTGTGGGTATCTTCCTTCTCTTGCACGGCATCGCGTATCTTGCGGTAGACACGTACAAGCTTGTCTACGGGTAAGTCTTCCATTCTTTTGCTCCTTCTTGGTTGTGGTGCCTTGGTTATTGTTAGCTACCACGGGTCTTTGACATTGTCAAATCTTATATTTCCATAACTTCCCTATACAAGTCAATCAGTTTTTCGTGGTTGGCGATATTATTTTTGAGCATGCTGTACAGCCGCTCTTCCACTGGACTGCCTTTGATGTGCACGATGGTCATGGCGTTCTTCTGGCCGGGACGGTCGATACGTGCGTTAGCTTGCAGGTAAGTTTCCACGCTGGTTACTGGCGCATACCAGATGATTGTGTCTGCCTCTGTGAGCGTAAGACCGTGCGATGCAGCCTGTGGCTGGATGATAAGCACGTGCGGGTCTTTGCCTGTCTGGAACCGTTCGATAATCTCGCTGCGCTTATTCAGCGACACTTTGCCGTTGATGACGCCGCACGATATGCCTTCCTTCTCCAGCCTAGCACGAAGTATCTCAATAGTGTGCGTGAACGGCACGAAGACTAGCACCTTGTTGCTGGCTTCTTCTATGACTTCGAGTACGACGTTAATGCGGTTAGACACATCGAACTCCAGCACCTCGCCAGTATCCGTGTAGACCGCACCTCCGCTTATCTGCAGTAGCTTGTTTATCTGCGTAGCCGCGTTGACCGCGCTGACTTCCTCGCCGCCTGTCTCAATCAGCATCTGCTCCTTGAGCATCTTATAGTACTTGTTCTGCTGCGTCGTTAGCGGAGCATCCCGTGATGTGTGGGTCACTTCGGGTAAGTCAAGACAATCTTTCTTCTCGAACCGAATAGCTGGCTGCAGCATGTTATGCACATACTCGGATGCGTGAGGCTTAGGTGCCCATTTGAACTGCGTGACCTTGTGCATGACTGCGGCACGGAAATCACCAAAGTACCTAGGGCAACCCTCTGGGTTAACCAGCTTGGCCAGTCCATATGCGTCTACCGGAGACTGCGCAGCGGGCGTACCCGTCATCATCCAAAGCCGTGGGTCTGTGGCCTTCACAATCTGGCTGAAAATCTTCCAGCGGTTGGTCTGCACGTTCTTATATGCGTTCGCCTCGTCCACCACGATAAGGTCAAAGCCACCTGCAATTATCTCGTCCTTCACGATAGCAAGACCGTCGAAGTTGATGATGACGAACTCTGCCCCTGCTGCGATAATCTTCTTACGCTGCGGCGCTGCACCATGCGCAACGCTGCACGAGCGGTGCATAGCAAAGGTGAAAAGGTCGCGCTGCCAAGCCGACTTCATAATCGACAACGGGCATAGCACCAGTACGCGGTTAACCTTGCCCTTCTTCATCAGATAGTCAGCCGTCCAGATGACGCTAGCCGTCTTACCTGTGCCCTGCTCGTTGAAGCAGAATGCGCGTCTGCGGAGTGACAGGAACGAAGCTGTCTCTTTCTGGTGGTCGAACGGCGAGTACTTACCCGTCCAGTTATAGTCGCGCAATATAGGGGACGGCACGCCGTCGAACCCAAGCTGGGCTAGCTTCGTAGCCTCGTGTAGCCCCCAGTGTACAGCTACGGCTCCGCCCTCGACTGGGGCACTCTTCGCAATGTAATCCGGTATAGTATGTGCGTTCGGCGCTGTAACTAGCAGCGCCTTGTTATCAATTATCTGCACGAGTGCTCCTTCGTGGTTACTTCTTACGTTCCCGTTTGCTGCGCTCCGACACGAGGTTACCCTTCTTATCACGGAGGAACGACCGGTTGGTGGTCTTACTTTCTACGCGCAGCCCTGTCTTGTTAGTGCCGCCTTTGTCAAATGCTTTTACGTGGGCAACGTCTTTTCCATCGCCCTTGTGAACCTTACCGGCCTTCATCATCTTGGCACGGGCCGCATTGCGCGCAGCGCGGTTCTTCTTCTGCTCCGCTGTGCCTTGGTACTTGTCGTACTCCGCCCTGTAATTCCGTGCCATCAATGCCTCCGTGGTTTCCAATGCTCGCAGCTTTTAACTGGGCACCAACCACACAACGGGCTGGTCTTTGCGTTCCATACACCATTATCCATGCTGGCCTCAAGCTGTTCTAGCTGATTATCAAACACAGATAGGTACGTATCCAAGTGCTCACGGGTGTGCGTCTTCTTCGGAAACTCGTTCGACACCACAAACGCCAGCCCCGACTTAACCTTAGTTATCTCTGGGTAGTGCACGAACACCGCGCCAGCCATCAGGTCCAGCTGCTTCATGTCCGCATACTTGGCGTTCTTGCCTGTCTTATAGTCAATCATGTGGGCAGTTGTCTTGTTCGTGATAAGCAAATCGACGATGCCGCGCCACCATACGTCCTTATCGAAGAAGCCGCATGGCTCGTAGCCAGTATCCGTCTTCCTGACGCCTAGCTTCAACTCGGTGTGTTTCTCGCCCGGAACCTTAGCCAGCACTTCCACCACGGGCCGCATGATGCTGAACTTCTCTGGTATAGGAGTGCCGTGCTTGATATAATGCTCGGCTGCTTCGTGCGCGTCGGTCCCATAGATAGCTGCTTCGCCGGGGTCGTCCTTTACGTCCTTAATCACCTTTAGGTGAAAGTACTTCTTCGGACACTGGTCGAAGGTCTTGATGCTACTATAGGACCACGCTACCACTGTTATACTCCTGTTAGCTCACGCACGGCACGTCGCACGTCCCTTGCTCTATTCATAACGGCTCTATGGTCACTAGCAGATGTAGACATAACGACAAGCCGCTCTGTGCCGCCTTTACGCAGTCGCACCTTTATGTGCTTAGACGTAGGGGTGAAGTCAAACTCCACCCCCGTGCCTGCCGTGTCCCGCTCAATGGCCGTAATCATATCACGGTAACGACGTTCACTCACCGGACTGTACCTTGCAAACGGTCAGCAACAAGCTGCGCATATCCTGCGATATCCACCCAGCTATCTACGTGGTCAGGGTTACCGTTAAGGATACGCCCAATCTTGCTGAATATCATGTCGAGTGCTTCGGCTTGGTCGGTAGCAAAAGTCTTACCTTGTTCGCCAGCCGCAGTGTGAGCCACATGCTTCAGCCGCTGGGCAATCCTTGCCTGAGTAGCAAACGACCCATAGTTACCCGCACGTTCGTTGAGGATTGCGTCTACGCCAGCGGCTTTCACCTCGACTTCGGGTTCATGTTTCGGCTCACACTCGTTGGTGCATGGCATGCCAAGCGTATCTTCTACCGCTGCCTTCAGGTCCCTCTGCAACTTCCATGCGTAGTTGTAGCTCACCCCGATACGGTCCTTGACTTCCTTGGGGGTCATACCCTTCTTCAGCAGTTTGATGATTGCTGTTGCTTTATCTGTCTTAGTCATTTTCATATGCTCCTTCATTTAAGATTGCCGCCGCTCTTCAGGATGTCACCACCAAACACATACGTGCCTACATGATGTAACTTGATGAACGGGTGGGCGTGTATTTTGCCACCGTGATTACGCCACAGTTCGCAAAAATGGTAATCTTCGCTTAGCAACGCGCCTGTGGCGTCTATGCTGGTAGCGAAAAATTCGTGGGTCAAAGGCTTCTCGTATTCGCCTTTGTCGTTTTTAAACGACGATGTACGGTAGGTTGGCACGTGCGGTAGCAACTGCTCGAATACCCTCCGCTTGATTAGCATGAAGCCTGTACCGCCATGGCGGACTTCGATGCAACCTGTCTCGTCTGTGTGCACGTCACCAGTGCCTACCATGTTAAACACAAAGGCTCCGGCATGGTCCGCAAGGTCCGTCTTGCCTGCAACGGCAGCGCGGTTGACGCTATCCCAGTTCACTTCCTTCTTAGGGTAGATACCGCATGCGATGTCCTTGTCGGCCAGAAGCAGGTGCGCGATGGCCTCCCCGTCGAAGCCGATGTCAGCGTCGATGAACATGAGGTAGTCATGGTCACTCTCAAGGAACACCCGTGCTAAGTCGTTACGTGCCCGTGT